TGGCCGAAGTGCATAAAGCCCGGCCCCGGCTGCTCGATGCCCAGCCTGGCATACACGGTCCGCTTTAGCGTGTGAACGCCAACCATGTAAAGTGTGACGCCTTTCTTTATTACTCGACCGTTTTTGTTTACGTCCTGCTTTGTGCCTTTGTTTAGCGCCAGTGATTCTTTATCGTTGCTTCCTTTGATTGCCACAACTCCCTCCTTGACCCTTTCACGGCAGTAGTCGTAAGCCTCATGCGTGAACGATCCTCCTGTGTCAACGGCAGTTCGGCGAACCGCCATGCTGCCGCCGCCTTCGCGGGTAAATTCAGTCTTGCGGATTGCGTCGATCTGCCGCCATACCTCTTCTTGTGCCGGGTTTCCATATACTCTTTCATGCCAAATTAACCAGCTCTCCTCCCCCTTGCCGTACCCCTTTACCTGAATCTCAAGCCAGGTATTCTGAACATCGACCGCCGCCAGCAGCAGCAGCACGCCATCAGGGCAGAACCCTGTCGGGTATGGATTCAGCGCTGCCCGCTCCATCAGTCCATCGGCGCTCACCTTGGCGATGGCCTGGTCTTCCCAGGCCTCGGCGGCTCGTTTGTTGACCCAGCCCTTGAGCAACATCGTGTCGTCCTTGGCCCGCAAGAACTCGTCGCGGATCTTCTCCCAGCTCAGCCAGCCATAGGGGGCGTACCAGCCGGGGAGGTGAAACCCAGCCGTCTCCCCGTCTCCCTTCGCGTTGGCCCCCCACCGGCCGCCGGTCAGCATGGCGACCTTGTGGTGCTGGGCCAGCCGCTCACCGCAGGCCGGGCACTGGCACCACACCTCGCCATCCGGCCGATCCCACACCATGTGTTCCCGCCAGCGAAGCACCTCACGCGACCCGCAGCAGGGCAGGAATGCCGCGTAACGGCGCTGGTCGCTCCTGGTCTCGAACTCCCACGTAATCCGACACGCCCCCCGGGTGCCCGGGGTAGATGTGATCAGCGTCTTTCGGTCTGGGAAGTTGGTCTGTCTCGCCTCAGCGTTCTCGATCGGGTCGCCCTTGTCGTCAATCTCAAGCGGCAGACTCGACGCCTCATCGACCCAGAGGTTCTGCGCCGGCATCCCCTGGGCGGCGCTGCCGCTGTTGCCGCCGATGATCGACAGCAGCATGTCCCCCTCAAACTCCTTGAGAAACATCGCGTTGGCTGCGTCCCGGCTCTTGGTGCTGATTTGCTTTGCCCGCACCGCCGGGGTGTCCTTGAACAAGGGATCAAGGCGCTGCCGCACCTGTCGCTTGGCGAATGCCTCGGTAGGGAACAGGATCAGGAACGGCGCGGGGTCCATGGCGATCGTCCGCCCCAACCAGTTGAGCCCGCACTCAGTCTTGGCTCCTGACTGGCTGCCGAAGATCAGGATCACGCGCCTGATCTTCTTCTCCCGAGGGCTCAGGAGGTCCATCGGCTCTTTCAGGAATGGCACGCGATCGGTGCGCCACTGGCCTGGCTCTGAACTGCTGCGGCGGGTGAGCTGCCGCTCAGCATCGGCCCACTCGCTCACAGTCAGATTCAGCGGCGGCTGAATGGCCTCGATGAAGGCATCCTCATAGGCCTGTGCGGCATCAGGCATCCTTGAGGCCCTTCAGTGCTCCCTCGATCTCTTGCTCAAGCAGGGCGCGCACATCCTCGGGATCACTCATCGCCGCCAGCCTGGCCGCGTTGCGGCTTGGGATGATCAGCAGCAAGTCGCGCACCTGTCGCGCCAGCTTGGCGGCCCTGGTCCGCACCTCGCTCAGACTGCCAACCTCCTTTCTTTCCATCAGTGCGGCAAGCCTTGCGCGTTCTGCGTTGTAGTGCTCCTTTCTTTTGATGCTGACATCTATAGAAGGGATTTCATCTTCTGGCAGCTCCTGAATAAAAGCCTGCAGATCCTTGTTGCTTGGGATGGCGCCCGGCGGCGAGACGCCTGCAGCAGGCGCAGTAAGTGCGGCAGGCGCCACAGGGCCTTTGCCCTTGTGGCTGTTGCGGACCTTCGCGGCATCCCATAAACGGTCGGCCACGTCGGAATCGATCAGCACCTTGCCGTCCCGCTCCACAAGCGCTGGCTTGATGCGGACCTTCTTCGCGTCCTGAACCGTCGGGGCACTGCAGCCTCTGTGCCTGGCGTAGTCCGCCTGGTTCATCAACGGCATGGCATCGCCTCACCCCTTAGCCTCACCCTTAGGCTAAGCACTAACCTAATGCTAGGCGGGGACAGGCTGGGGTAGGGGTTTGTATAGCTTTAGGGCGATCAGATAAGGCTAGCCTTGCCTCACTCGCTAGGAAAAATCTGGGATCGCTAGGACCGGCACTTAGTTTTTTGGGCCAAAGGACCCTGCGACCGGGGGCCACCCTTACCGCCCGCCATACCCCCGGGCGATGTCGCCGAGCTTCTTCTCGAACCCTTTCCTGAACTCGTCGTTGATCAGTCGCGCTGCGTCGTTCTGCAGCCGCTGAGAGTGGCGCCCTTCACCCAGGAAGATCGAGCCGATCGAGGGGCCATAGACCGCGTGCAGTTTGCCCTGGCTGTCCTTGCGGAACACCACCTGATTGCCGCCGTTGCCGAGGGCAACGAACGCGCCACGGTAAGCCCTGCGCCCCTCGGCCCTGAGGATCGTGGCGGTGAGCGGTCGGCCTGGCTTGGCTGGCTTGCCCCATCCCCTGCCGCGGCCTAGGCCAGGCTGGCCACTGCCTCTGGTGCCGGGCTTCATGCCGAACTGCGTGAGGGTTGGAGGGCGACGGCGAGAAAAGCTGATCGTTGCCGATAGGCCATCAGGCGCGATGTATGCCCTGCTGATGTCTCGCTTGATCCGTGCCGCTTTCAGGTTGTAGGCCTCGCCGATGCCCTTGGCTACCTGCGTTTTGATTGCACCTGTGGCCTTGGCGATCCCTGCCCGGTTCGCCTTGGCGAAGGTCTTTGGGTCGGTGAACTGCAGCATCTTCTGCAGCTGGCTCAGCCCCTCGATCTTCAGCGTGATCCCCGCCATCAACCAATCCCCAATCCATGCCCCTAGTCTGCCGAGGTCTCAGGGCTTGGCGAATCGCTGCTGCCCATAGGCAGCGATCAGCGCAGCCTCGGCTACACCGTCGTCCTTCCTCTTGCTCCACAGGTGGGAGAAGGCTGGAAAGGTGCGAGTGGCGATTGCGATAGCCGCGGCCTTGTCCGCCGGGACGCTCATTGCCTTTTTCCACACCGCGGGGCGGACAATGGAAAAGGGGAGCATTCTGCCCACCAGAAATCCGCGCAGATCGCCATAGTTTTGCCCGGTGCGGAATGACGACGCCACGCCCTGCCGCGGCATGGATTGCTGCTGCTCGATCCATGCGTGGTTTGGATCCCATGCGGCGAGGGTGGCACGCACCGCTGCGAGATCGATCTCGCCTTTGCCGTTGAGGGTGAGCACCGGCATAGGGATGGCGGCCAACTCATCGCCGCAAAGCAGCGCAAGCCCGCCGTTCAGGCCTGGGTCAATGCCGAGAATGCGAGAGTTCTCCATGCGCTCAGGGTGGCAAGGCTGAGGGTAGATCGCCAGGGCCGATCCTGCGCTCGCACTCGAAGGCGACGATGGCCGGCGGGTCGATCCAGCCCCAGTAGCCCGTAGCGGTGCGGCGCAGGCAGTCTTCGCAGCCCTCGCGCCAGTGCTGCTCGCCATCCTCAAAGCTGCCAACCCCAAGGCAGCGAGCGACATCAGCGGGAGGTGTGCTCACGCCACCGGCCCCAATCGCTTGATCACCCAGTGCGCGCCAGGGCCTGTGCGCCTGGTGGCGTGGAGCAGCTGATAGTGCTCCAAGGCGGCCATGCGGCGGGAAACCCATGGTTGGGTGCAGATCCATCGGTCCTGAAGCTCGCGAACGGTCACCTCGGAGCCTGGGCCCAGGAATGCGTCCAGGTCCAGGCAGTCGAGCAGCACGCGATCCGGCACGCGGCCGCGGAGGGGCAGGAGAGCGCGGGCGAAATCGATCACGGCTGCACCCCCGAAGCCGGGGCAATCAGGTTCCCAACTGCCCAGGCGCGAACAGATAGCCAGCGGCGGCGGCGTGATTGTTCGTCATTGCGCTTGCTGCCGCACTCGTTCTGAGCGACGACAGCGTTAGCAAGGGTTTCGCTGATTGCAAACGGCTCGGCCAGTTCGCGCCAGTCCACGTCTTCATCAGTCGGATCAAAGCGCAGCGGCACAGCCTCCAAGCCTCGTTGAAGCCTGACGGCGCCAAGGGCGCACAGACATCCAGTCTCGGGATCTTCAAGCGCTCCGGCTGCCAGCTCTGGCACCGGTAAGGCGTCCAGGCCGGCGATCAGATCGCGCAGCAGCCGCTGACCACGGCGGCCACGGATGGCGCTTCGGAGCGCTCCGGCGGCCTGGCCCTCCGTCCACGGCTCATAGTCGTAATCATCGCGATCGCAGTAGCGGCTCATGGCTGCCCCCCCTCCCCCAGCGTCGCCAGGAAAACGCGAACGATCGCGGCATTCTCGCCACCCAGCTTCCGTGCAGCCTCCCGAGCCTGGGCCAGGGTTGGCGGGGGCGGCGGGAGGCTGTGGAGGTTGTCGGCCATTTCCAGCAAGGAATGCAAACGCGATGGAAGCCCCTCGCAACCAGGAAAAACCTGCAAAACCGCTTCCCGCAGGAATGCGGCGAGATACCGGCGATGCCAGCCAGGCTTGCTTACATCAAGGTGACGATCTGCCTCGCGCAGTGCCCTCTCGGCCTCCGGCGTCAGCTCCGGGAACTCAAAGTGGTGGCTCATGGCTCTGTCCCCTGTTCAAGCGCAATCAGCTCGGCAGCTAGGTTCTGCTGAATGGCGATGACCATGAACCTGATCCAGCTGCCGGGGCCGTCCTTGATCTCGTCGGCTTCTAGGATTGCATCGGTGGCGGTGGACACCAGGCGATCGGTGAGGGTGTCCTGGGTGGTGTCGGGGATGCTCATGATTCTTCAGTCCAATCGGCGAGAGAGCACGGACGGGAATCTGTAGGAATGCCGGAGCAGTCGCCCGACAGGTCGGAGCAGTCGCCCGACAGGCGGGAGCAGTTGCCCCACAGGCGGGAGCAGTCGCCCCGCAGGCCGGAGCAGTCGCCCCGCAGGCCGGAGCAGTCGCCCGACAGGTCGGAGCAGTCGCCCGACAGGCCGGAGCAGTTGCCCCACAGGCGGGAGCAGTTGCCCCACAGGCGGGAGCAGTCGCCCCGCAGGCCGGAGCAGTCGCCCGACAGGTCGGAGCAGTCGCCCGACAGGCCGGAGCAGTTGCCCCACAGGCGGGAGCAGTCGCCCCGCAGGCCGGAGCAGTTGCCCCACAGGCCGGAGCAGTTGCCCGACAGGTCGGAGCAGTCGCCCCGCAGGCCGGAGCAGTCGCCCCGCAGGTCGGAGCAGTTGCCCGACAGGCCGGAGCAGTTGCCCGACAGGTCGGAGCAGTCGCCCCGCAGGCCGGAGCAGTTGCCCCACAGGCCGGAGCAGTTGCCCGACAGGTCGGAGCAGTCGCCCGACAGGTCGGAGCAGTTGCCCGACAGGTCGGAGCAGTTGCCTTTCTGCATTGCGCCAGTTTTGTCTACCCAATACAAACCAGGCGATGAAGCACGGCGAAGCGGTTTAGTTGTCATGATCCGGGCTTCTTGATAGTCCAGAAGGATTTGCCAGTGGTCTTGTTGGCAGTGCCTGCGGCCTTTGCGGCTTCCCTGGCTGCCTTGAGTTTCTTCTCCAGCTCTTGCACGTCGGCTGGGTAGACGTAGGCGGCCTTTCCGGCTGACCAGGAGACCCCCCAATCGTTGTGCGAGAACCCGCCCCGATCGATCTCGCCGGCATCGGCCAGCTCGTCGAGGCGGTCGAGGGCTTTGGCGTCGGCGGCCTCCAGGTCGGCTTTGATTGTGCGCAACTGGATCAGGTGATCGAGCACCTGATCCGGGGTCATGGTGCTGAGATCGGCCTCGAAAGTCTGAGTGAAGTCAGCCATGGGAAACGATCACCGCGAAGAAAGCGCAGAAGGCCAACCACAGGGCCATATCGCCAACGCGTTGGCCGGTGTTGAGGTGGGGGGAAGTCATGTAGTGGGCTGGGTGGGTGAGCAGGCTCAGAGACTTGAGCCTGCCGGGATCTTAGGGGATCGGAGCGCCGATTCGGTGGATGGCGT